GCATCCATAGAGTCTTACCAGACATCATTTGAGGTTATGACTGGATCCGCGGAAAAGGCTGCGGAAGTAATCGACAAATTAAAGAAAGTAGGAGCAGAAACGCCGTTTGAGCTTCCGGATTTAGCAGATACCACACAGTTATTGATGAACTATGGCTTTAGCGCAGACGAAGCTATGGACAAAATGATGATGCTTGGTGATATTTCACAGGGCTCAGCGGAAAAGATGTCCAGAATTGCCACTGCTTACGGACAGATGTCATCCGCCGGAAAAGTGTCTCTGGAAGATGTCAAACAGATGATTGAAGCCGGATTTAACCCATTACAGGAGATTTCCGAGAGCACAGGGGAGTCGATGGCATCCTTGTATGACAGGATCAGTAAAGGGACAATCTCTGTGGATGAGATTACCGCTTCCATGCAGAGAGCAACGTCTGAGGGTGGCAAGTATTTCCAAAGCATGGAGAAGCAAAGCCAGACTTTTAGTGGACTCATCTCAACTCTGAAAGACAATGCACAACAGCTCTTAGGCGAAGTTGTTAAACCTATATCTGATGGATTGACGGAATCGTTATTACCTGCGGCGATCAGTGCGATTGAGCAGCTTACGCAAGGATTTGAAGAAAATGGTGTTTCTGGCATGATTCAGGCTGCCGGAAACATTGTGAATGGACTATTTACCGGAATGACGGAAAATGCTCCGTTGCTTATCTCTACAGGAATGGAGCTGCTTAATCAGTTCTTACTCGGAATCGCAACCGGAGTTCCAGCACTGATTACCAAAGGGTTTGAAATCGTAACTCAGCTCGTTCTTGGTATTTTGCAAAATCTACCGCAGTTAATCACGCAAGGAGCGGCGGTTATCACGAACTTTGTGAATGGGCTTCTGTCGTCTCTTCCATCTGTATTGCAATCAGGCGTCCAGATGATTCTCCGCCTTGTGGATGGAATTATAAACAACCTTCCGTCTATTGTATCAGCCGCAGCGCAGGCAATAGCGCGATTTATTGCGAGCATTGCAAGTAACTTACCGCAAATTATAGCTACCGGAAATAAGATTATCGCCGAGCTTGCTGTTGGATTGATTAAGGCAATACCAAACCTTGTGAGTAAAATACCACAGATTATATCTGCGATCAAAGACGCTTTTTTAAGTGTCGATTGGCTTAGTGTTGGAGTTAACATCATAAAGGGGATTGCATCCGGTGTCGCTTCTGCAGCCGGACAGCTAGTAGATGCCGCTGTGAGCGCTGCTACAGATGCCTTGAATTGGGTTAAAAGCAAACTTGGTATCCATTCCCCATCCCGTGTATTTAGGGATCAGGTTGGAAAAAACATGGCGCTCGGTATCGGGGTTGGATTCGAGGATAATATCCCATACAAAGATATGGAAAAACAGGCAAACAAGATGGTGTCTCGGATACAGGGAGCTGCTCTTGGAGTTACAACGTCTGCAAGCCCGACAGCAAGTGGATATGTCGCTTCCAGATCAGCGGTCAGAACGACAGATAATAGCGATCTGATCTACGCGGTAGATCGATTATCCAGACTCGCAAACCGACCGCTTGAAATTATCAATAAAATCGATTCCGTGGAGACATCCAGAGTACTTGCAACACCGATGGAAAAACAAATAGAAAAGAATTCAAGTTTTCGGAAGATGTTAGGAGGGGATAGAAATTGAGCCTATCAGTAAAATTTGACGATCAGGAACTCGGGCGATACTTAAGTGTATTGTCCGGGTTCTCTCCGTTTAGTGGAGCAAATAGAGAGTCGGGACTCCTTGACGGAGCAGAAAGTGCAAAAGGAGAGGATTTTGGCTATACAACATATAAATCAAAGACGCTTGAAATGCCATTTGAAATTAAAGGAGACATCTTAGCAAGCTATGACGCGATTCAGAAAATTCTAAACGTCACAGAGCCGAAAAGGCTTGTGTTTGGGAATTATCCGGATCGCTATTTTTATGCTGTCCCTGACGGCAATTTTGATATAACACAGGTTGCAATGTTCGGAAAAGGCACAATCACATGGCTAATCCCTGACGGGGTAGCATACTCCACCGCAGAAAAACAATTCACTGGCGTCCAACAGAACGGCTACCAGACAATTACCATCCAAAACAACGGCACCGAATGGGCAGACGTGGACTATAAGATCACGCACAAGCATGAAAACGGATACATTGGACTTGTGAGCCAATATGGAACGATACAGCTTGGAAAGGTAGAGGAAGCAGACTTGGAGGACTATGAAGCATCAGAAACCCTTATCAATGACATTTTTTCCCCAAGCACAAGCGGTTGGGTTTTAAACAATGCCACCACCGTCCATGTAGTGAGCGAGCACAAGCAGACCGGAAATCTCGCGATCACCAACGGAACAGGAGGTTATGCCCTGCGAGTCACGAATTATGGGACAGGAGAGCAGTGGCACGGTCCGAGCTGGACAAAACAAGTACCAATGGACAGTAATGGACACACCGGAGCCAAGAACTGCACCTTGTCTTGGCATCATTATTTTACGACATCAACATTTAACAACCGAGGTGTTATCCAGTTTTTAATGACGGACAGAAACAAGCGCAATGTAGCAGCTATGACCGTGTTTAAAAATGAGCTTGGGAACAATAAAGGATATGCGGAGTTTTTCGTAAACGGAATCAACAAGGGAAAGATTGAATTTGACTGTAGCTGGGACAATCCGAGAACCGGACAGAAAGCAGGGCGATCCAGTATCTCCAAGTTTGGAGAACGATTTGAATTTAATGTTAACGGAGAAGTGAAACCATTTACGGTACCGGAAATGAAAGACATTGAAGTGACAGAAATCAGCACCTTTATTGGTGTCTGGGGGTCTGGGGAAGGGATCGGAGAGAATCACGTGTACTCCATGGAATTTGTGAGCCACAGCGTAGATGCAAAGAGGGATGTTCCAAACCGGTTCCAAGCTGGAAATGTGATACAGATTGACGGGGAAAGCACGAAAGTCTATGTAGATGGTGTGGCATCCGCAGGACATGAGGTAACCGGAACGGATTATTTTAAGGTGCCGCCGGGGACTACGGAAGTCCAGTTTTATTATTCGGATTTTAGCAGCCCTCCCCCAACGATCAAAGCAAAAATACGGGAGGTATATCTATGATAGAAAATGTCAGAATTGCGATATTAAGTACAGGTAACGTACCATTGGCTTACATGGATAATAAACATAAAAAGTCCATGCACTACTGGAAAGATGAATTGCACGAATACTTACAGGGTACTGCCAATACTTACACCTTTACGGTCAATGCCAAACACACGGACGCACAGCATATCACGGTCGGGAATAAGGTGGCGTTTAAGTGCAAGGGCAAATCCTATTACTTAAATATCGTAAATACGGAGCAAACAGAGGAGACGATCACAGCTACGGCGTGGTCGTTATCTTTCGAGCTGATCAATGAGGATTCCGGGGCATACAAGGCCGCCAGTGCAATGAGCTTTGGAGAGTACCTTGCCGTTTTTGATGCTGAGAGAACGCTAAAATTAGGACTCAACGAGGTATCAGATAAGCGGATTACCAACGAGTGGACGGGCACAACTTCCATACTAAAAAGGCTGTTTTCTTTGGCAAACGTATTTTCTGCCGAGATTGAATTTGAAACGGTTTTGAATAAGGACTACTCCTTAAAAGATATCGTGCTGAATGTATACCGGGAACACTCTGGAGCGGACAGCGGAATCGGGGAATACCGGAATGATATCGTCCTGCGATACGGGAAAGGGATCACCGGAATCAGAAAAAACACAGATGTTGAGAGTTTGTACACCTGCATCCAACCGACTGGAAAAGATGGGTTGACGATCAATGGGCTAGACAAAAAAGAATACGATGAAAACGGCAATATCGAGTACTTTACAGATGGTGCACTCATCCGCGCACCACAGGCAAGAGACCGGTTTCCGTCCAATATCGTAAATAAGGCTGATGCTTATATCCTGATGCGAAAAGAGTACGATACAGACAGCAAGGACAAGCTCTATAGTATGGCATTATCTGATCTAAAAGTTGCATCCGAACCGGTAGTGACCTACGAGGTGGATGGATATTTTGACACCAACATCGGGGACACCGTGAGGATGCAGGATCAGGAGTGGACACCAGTGCTTTATCTACAGGCGAGAGTATCAGAACAGGTACGCAGTCTGACCAATCCAAAGACTGCCAAGACGGTATTTAGCAACTACAAGGAGCTGACATCGGAAATATCCGACGATCTCATCAAAAGGATGGAGGACTTGATCTCAAAAAATAAAGTATACACCTGTTCCATCTCTACAAACAATGGTGTTATCTTCAAAAACGGAGTTGGCAGTACAACCTTGACAGCCTATGCCTACAACAACGGAGCAGACGTGTCAAGCAACCTGCAGTTCCGTTGGAGCAAAGATGGACAGGAGTTTTACGCAGGCCGTAGCGTGACGGTTAATGCAGAAGATGTAGACGCCAAGGCGGTGTATTCTTTCGTAGCAACTGAAAATGGAATCCGGCGTGGATATTACGAGGTTACGATTGCAGATGTAATGGATGGAGAACAGGGTTCGCAAGGTGAGAAAGGAGAGCAAGGCGAACAGGGACCTCCGGGTCCACAAGGCGCTCCGGGATTGGATGGTATACAGGGTCCAAAAGGGGATCAGGGAATCCCGGGAAAAGACGGGAAGGACGGAAAAACACAGTACACCCACATCGCCTATGCGAACAGCGCAGACGGTAGGACAGATTTTTCCGTGTCCGACAGTAATAGGGAATATATCGGAATGTATGTTGATTTTACACAAAATGACAGCGCAGACCCGACAAAATACGCATGGAGTAAGATCAAAGGCACAGACGGGGCGATCGGAACACCCGGAAAGCCGGGAGCTGATGGAAAGACCCCGTATCTACATATCGCCTACGCAAACAGCGCAGATGGAAAGACGGGATTTTCCACCACGGATGGTACAAATAAGCTCTATATCGGGCAGTACACGGATTATACACAGGCAGATAGTACAGATGCTACGAAGTATACATGGACAAAAATAAAAGGAGAACAGGGGGAACGTGGTCCTCAGGGAGTCCCGGGTTTGCAGGGAATACAAGGTCCTAAAGGTGAACAGGGAATACAGGGACCTCAAGGAAATACAGGTGCTACTGGACCGCAGGGACCAGCCGGACAGTCCACCTATTTTCATATCAAGTATTCCTCAGTTGCGAATCCTACATCAAGTAGCCAGATGACGGAAACGCCGTCTACATACATTGGTACTTACGTAGATTCTGCTCAAGCGGATAGCACGGATCCAAAGAAATATACCTGGTCACGCTTCCAAGGACTCCAAGGGCCACAGGGAACGCAGGGCATACCTGGAACGAACGGCACAAACGGCAAGACAAGTTATCTGCACATTAAATATTCCAACGATGGAGGTAAAACGTTTACCGGGAACAGCGGAGAAGATGTGGGAACGTATATCGGTACTTGTGTGGATTACAATCAGTCCGATCCTGCAAGTGTTGGATCTTATAAGTGGGCGAAGATTAAAGGGGAAAACGGACAGGATGGTCAGGATGGAGCAGACGGTCAGGACGGTGTTGGGATTAAATCTATTACAAAATACTACCTTGCATCCGAAAGAAGTACTGGAATCACGGTATCCTCTCTGGGATGGACTACTACGATGCAGTCCATGACGGAAACGAATAAATACCTGTGGAGTTATGACAAGATATACTACACCAACGGAAAAACAGTAAACACAACACCTGTGATTATCGGAGTGCACGGGCAAAACGGAAGTGACGGAACATCGGGCATCATCATATCTCAGACAGCACCGGAAAATCCAAAGGTTGGACAGCTCTGGCAGACAGCAAGCGGAGAGCCGATTAAAAGATGGGACGGCAGTAAGTGGGTGATCTATTACATTTCGGTAGAAAATCTGAATGTAGAGACGCTAAGTGCGATTGCCGCAAACCTCGGAACTGTAACCGCTGGACTTATAAAGAGTCTGGACGGACACTTTTTTATCCAAGTAAATACCGGAGAGATCTACTCCGAGGATGAAAACGGGGTAAACAGCTCTGCGATAAGCAAGGGCGTATTTGTAGCGAATGGGATGGACAGCGGCAGACACACAAGCTTGTCTATATTCCCAACGCAGATTGCGCAGTATTTTGACGGAGCCACCATTTCCAACCTTGTTATTTTTAAACGGGACGGTATATTTGTTAAAAGCTCCGGATCATACGAAATAAACATATCTAAAGCAACAAATTATGACTCCGGAAAAATAAAAGGACCATTCGCCAGCACAAACTCATCCAACTATATACAGGCGGAGCTAATAAGGAGAGGGTGCGTGGTTACATGTAAGATCACAGCGCTTATACAGTTTCCGAACACGGGATCACACGGGCCATTTGAAGAATTAAGGATCCCTATAGGATATCGACCAGCCGTAGACATAGTAGAGACGTACAGCGAATTGGTTGGTACGTCAGTTATCGGGACTGGCAGATATTACATCACAAAAGATGGAGGAGTATCCATTGTAACTGGCAAGACAGATTACTGTGAGCGTATAAAGACATTTACATGGATCACAGATGACGAGTAAAGGAGCGAAAAAATGAGAATTTTAAGATTTATAGCAAATGGACAGATGCTTGAGCCTGATCCGGAATGTGACTTTACAGGTCTTGTGTCTGGAACAAGCGGATATTTGCACGCTGAATTTGAATTTGATAATGACTGGATAGGGTGTCGGGTTGCGGCATCTTTTTTTAGTCTGGACAAAGAGTATCCGGCAATCGTGGAAAATGGTGTATGTGAGATCCCGGCAGAAGCACTGTCTTTTAGAGACTTTTATGTGCAGCTTACCGGGATACGGGATGGGTACAAAATCACAACAAACAGACAGATTGTAAGGCAAAGGAGACCGGGAGAATGACAGAAGCGGAGAAATTATTGCAAGAAACAAAGAGTGCAGTTGTCGCGGAAACGCAGACGGAAGATATCTGTGTGATCGACTCCGACCTGAGAATCATCGACATACCGGAACAATTTAAAGTTCTGGGTGTCGAAAGCGATAAAGATGTAAAGGTTATGCAGTTCAGGATTCCAAAAACATATAAGGGCACAGATCTGTCTGCGTTTACTATAAGTGTAAACTACCAAAATGCCAGAGGGACGAAAGACCGGTATGTTGTTACGGATAAAAAAGTGTCCGGTGACCAGATCGAGTTTTCGTGGACGGTCGGGAAAACTGCAACTGTATACAGAGGGGACACCCGTTTTATTGTCTGTATGCGTCTCACGGGCTCTGATGGTATAATTCAAAAAGAGTTTAATACTACACTCGCCACAATGACCGTACTGGAAGGGCTGGAAGTTGACAATCCAGTAATCGAACAGGAAGAAAAAGACATTATCGCACAACTGTTGCAGATCGTGGATGACAAATCCAAGGAAGCAGTACAGGCAGTTACAGCAGAGGGAACAAAGCAGATCAAAGCGGTACAGGCTGAAGCGCAGGAGATTGCAGCAGACAGAGAGCAGATTAAGACAAACAAGGCAGATATCGCAGATTTAATGCAGACAAAGGCTGGAGCGATTATCAACAGTGCCAAAGGAGAGCGTATCGCTGTCGGAGATTCGGCGGGAGCGTTTTT